GGAGCATACATATATGGCGGAGGCGGAAATGGTGGTAGTAATCAAGCCCCAAGATCTTCTTTTGGAGGATCTGGTGGTCAAGGTGGTTTTGGTTATTTCTTTGGACCAAAGTCAGGCGGATCAACAATGGCTGTTTCATGTGGGGGTCCAGGCGGTACAGCAAATTTAGCGAACATTGGTCAGGCTAATGCTGGTAATACTGGTGGGAATAGTCAAAACATTCCAGGTTTCATAGGAGCACAAGGTACAAATGGTAATTTAACAACTGTACCAAGTAATGTTGCAACAGTATCATTTCATTTTAATCCTGGTAATACTTCAAAAAACTTTGTAAGTGATTTTATTTTCCAAACATCAGATATTGGTAGAGGAGGTTCACCAGGAAATGGAATTGGTAAAGCTGCTGGTATAGTAGTATATGAGGACTTAGGAAGTTAATATGGCTACATTAATTAAAAATTCTAATGGTGATGTTTATAAAATCTGTTTAACAGAAGCACACTTAAATGCACAAACTTGTTTACAAAGTGATTATGATCAAGGAATCTACACTAAAGTTGACATTACA